CTTCCAGCCGTGTTGTTACTTCTGCCTGACCACGATAGATAACGTACACGTTGCCTGTGCCTAACGGCGGAGCCTCGTCAAACGTCAGTGTAGTTCCTGTGGCTGTGTATGACTTGCCAACCCCAGGCTCCTGCTGCACGTTGTCAACAAATACCTCTAACTCCTCACCAGTATTTACAGCGCGGTTAAGGGTGAATGCGGTCGCCGAACCTGTGCCGTTGAAAGACTGACTTGTTGTCTTTGTTAGCTGTTTATTTGGTTGTGCGCCTATGTATGCCATGACTTAACCTACTAAATATCCGCTGAATCGAGAACCTGCTCGAACTTGCACACTAGTATCTCCATTAACAAAAATTTGGGGATTAACAGTTTGGGTTGCAGTTAAATAAATTAACGCTGATGTTGAAAGCGTTATGTATGACCCGCTTTGTGGGTCTTCAATGTTTCGATAATCTAAATTACTGTCTGATGAAAAAGCCCCGTCTATAAACAAAAATGTGTTAACGTGACCAGCACTTCCAGTATTTCCAAAAGATGCCACAAGGTTAAATTGGTAGTAACCTGTTATGGGTGCTGTAAATGTTGCAACACTTGAAGATATTGCTACACAGCTACCAATATTGAAATCAATCGTATCAAGAGGAAGGTCAGTAGTAGTGGTGTAGTCTGCTGAAGAACCCATAGTAGCTAAATGCACACTAAACTTTGGATTAGCTGGTGTCAGTATGCGACCACTGCTATCAATAGACAGCGCGGCTGTGCCGCCGGAGCTTTGGATGTTATCGACTTTTAATATGCTAGTCATCCTGTTATCCTACAAGCTTAAAGACTATCGAATGATAAAACCCAGAACTATCCAAATGAATACCGCCAGTATCTAATCGAAGTGTTAAATAATCATTTGCCGCTAAATTAATTAATAGCTTCATAGATGCCAGTGAATAAAGATTGGCGGCATAGTCATAAGCACGCCCCCCTGGCCCAGCATAAAGACTACCGTTTTTAAATACATCTACATAAGTAACACTATTTGCATCATCCTTTAAATAAGTATAACTAAACTCATATATTCCTGCTATTGGTGCAGTAAATTTGCCATTTGATGAGTTGTAAACAGAGCCTTGATTTATTGCTACTACATCAAACAATATGTCTGCACCAGTTGTGGTAAACGGATTAGTTCCATCTTGTGTGTTAGAAGTGCTTAAACTTACACACGCACAAGGTATTTGCGGAAACAATACACGACCACTGCTATCAATGGTCATAGCATCTGTGCCATTAGTGTGCTGGATAGTTTGTACGCCTAGTTCGGATGCCATTATGAAGCTCCTATTCTATGCACGAGCATATTACAGCTATTTATGCTTCCAGAGAATGTTCTTGAAGAACCATAGTTGTGGTAAACTTGAAGTTTAACTGTATCTCCGGCACTAAGTTGTTTGATTGTATCTACTTCACCAACAGGATATTGACCAGTTGCTAGGCCGTAACCAGCTAGTTCCATAAACTCATCATTACTGCCGTTCAAATTAATCTGCACTATTATTCTTTTTGTTATGAAATTAGCACCTCTTGCTCTTCCTTTTATATGATAATAACCACCCATGCCGCTTGGAATTGTAATTTGATTATTAGACAAGTCAGCCAAGCTGTGAGTGTCAAAAACTGTTGTATCAAAAGGACAAGTAACGTATGTGGTATTGGCGACACTAAAATCTGAAGACGCATATATCTTACAAAGAACAGGTTTTGTCATGTCAACAAAACCCCCAGTAGTCTTTGGTGCTATTTCATCTACAAGTATCTTACTAGACAACGGTCAGCACTCCATTAACGGTGATTGTAGCGGAGATGGTTATTGGTCCAAACGCCCCTGCGTTTTCTGTAGAAGCCACAGTCAGGTCGCTAGTGATACTGGTAGCGTTTGTGCGGAACGGGTTAGTAGTGGTTGATGCCGCAATGTCTGCGTTATGCACACCGCCATCCTTAATCTGATTTGTGTCAATCGTGCTAAGTGCCATCAGGTAATCTCCAGTACAGACAGTGTAACGTCTGCTGCTGACGCTTGACTTGCTGTTATCCTCAAGATGTCGGAAGCATTCATCACAATCTTCTGATCACCACCAACTGCTACCAGTGACGAGCCAACAGGAACAATGGCTGACTTCACAATATGAACATTGTCGCCATCGTTATTAATTAGCTGTACGTTTACCGTGATTGAAACCGCCAATATGTTAGCTATGTTCAAGCCGATGATTGTTGTTTCTGTCGCGCTGGGGCAGGTGTAAACATCTGCGTTGGCTGTCCCCACTGCGGTATCTGTAAATGTTTTAAATGCGTTAGCCATTTTTCTATCCCAATGCTATTGCGAATGCCAACGCATTCGGGTCTTGTTCTGTAAAGTTCTGCGCGGTTCCACTTGCATCATTAAAAATCATCTTCTCTGCTGGCAACGTACAGAAGATGGTTCGTGTGCCTGATGTCCAATTCACAGCGTTATCAGAATTGCTAGACTGCAATATTGTGGTACGAGCCAAGGTTGTACCAGATGCAGTGTAGGTTCCAATACCTATCTCAAAATCAGTTCCATCCGTGCAAGCATAATAGGTAGTGTTACCATTACCTATCTGGCTAAACGCCTCAAAACCAGTTAGCGCACCAGCAAGAGTATATGTGCCAGTGCCCGTTGTGGTGGTTGTTTCTTTCACGCGGTCTTTCAGAACAAGAGCCATTACTTCAACTCGACTGTAAGATTCCCAGCGTTAATACGGAAGATATCCCCCGTAGCAATAGTCTTGTTTGCATCTAGCGCACCAACAAACAGAATGTTACCGCTTGAAGCCGCATCTACAAGAAATGCATGTGTTACAGTGTTGCTGGTTCCAGTTGATGCCGGAAACTCAATGTTAGCTGCGTTGGTAACTGTCTGTTGATCCGTACTTGCGGAGGCTAGTGTCCAGTTTGCTGCGGTCACTTGCTGTCGTGCATACGAACCAAAAGTTGCTTCTGTTAATGAACCAGCCTCTGCGTCAGAAACTGCTGTTGCCAAGCCAACATATATACTGTCGCCTGGTGTTGCGAATGAACCAGCATTATTCTTAAAAATAAAACTAAGTATTTTATTCTCAAGGTAAGTGGTTGCTGCGTTGCTTGTTGCCATTTGTTACTCCTAAGTCCTTGGCCTGTCGGGTAAGCCCCTGCGATACGCATCTGAGTTTTCTCTAGCTTCCGCCAAGTCTTTCAAACGCTGAATTTCCTGCGCGAACCTCTGCTCGTACAGTTGCATCATATCCTGCTCACCTTTCATGTAAGTATACGCTTCCACAAGTGAGCCGTAAAGAAGAGCGTTAGGGGCGTTGTCGCTCAACCATGATGTTGCAGAGTCTACACCAGCGGTAATGCTGGCGGGTCTGTAGTAATAGTGTAGCTCTACTGTGTAGTTACTGTCGGGTGTAGGGCCAACAATAAAGTTATCCACGTCGTAAACACTGTAGTATTTTGGTCTGGCGTTTGCGCCTGTGTCTATAGAATACTGTTGAACAAAGTTCACATCTTTAAAGTCTAAGAACACCTTGTTCGATGCTGTTGTGATTTGAAAAGAAAACGGCGCAAGGTAGTCTGTAGGAACAGACAAGTACGGATCAGCGTTTGTCAGTGCGGATGTAGCGTTTTTACGAAACAACTCAAGGTCAACAAGTGTAAAGATACGATCCTCTGCACCACGAATAAACACTGGCAAGTTCGTAACGAAAGATGTCTCAGTGTTTTCTGCGAAGTCTTGGATAGCTTGTTTGAGTTGTGCGTATGTAAATGACATGTTACCTGCTCACTATACTATTGTTATATTTCCAACCATGCTGCTGTGAACAGTACACTGGTACACCAACGAAGTATCACTAGGCTCATGTGGCACAATAAATTGAGTTAATCCGGTGGTGCTGTTGTAGTTATCTGTAACTCCTGTTGTAAAAGCAGAGCCACCAGAAGCTGTTCGTATCTGCAAAGGATGACTGCTGACATAGGAGGTGTTGTCAATTAAGTATGTGTGACCCTTGTAGAAGGTAAAGTTGGGATTGTTACCAGCGGTAGCACCTGGTCCAGAAAAAGTGTAAGCAGAACCTGTAGCCCCCGTTGTTGTGTATGTGGTTGTCGGACCACTGACTTCATCATTAAGCCGTATCCAATTACCCCCGTGAGCAAAATACAAACCACCCGTTGCGTGGACATGAGCAACCGCGCCGTGATAGGTTGATGCGCTAGGCAAATCAGTCAGGGCAGCATAGTAGAAAACAATTTTGTTCGCGCCAGAACTAACGTCAATAAGACCATTTGTGTCGATGATGTCAGTTAAAGCTGTGCCGTTACCCAACGCATTGTAGATTTCGTTGAAGTTGTCGTTTATCTTATCCGCTCCAGCACGAAGAGTATCACCTGTGCCATCATTTGCGCTTGATCCGATTCCTACTGTTTGTTTAGCCATTTAGCCCTCGTCAAAAGTCTTAGTTGCCGAATCGAGTGTAACATTTGTTGCGTCAAAGGTCGATGCTGTTGATGGTGTTGCTGTCCCCGGCCCAGAGGTCGCATTGTCACCACCGCCTCGTGCGTTACCGATTGTTGCTGTTTCACCTCCGGTAATGGTGATTGTATACGAATTAGCATCGACAACCGTGATTGTATACCCTGTAGCTTTTTCAAGACTAGCTTCTGAAAATCCATCAAACGCCTCCACTTTACGAAAAACAACAGCATCTGATGTGCTGCGACCATGAGAAGGTTCAAACACTGTGACCACAGGAGATCCCGGAGAACCAGATTGAAATGCATTCTTCATCAAAAGTATTTGCCCAGCCACCTCTGTGCTTGTGTCTGGTCTGGGTTCAAAAAGTGCTTGTGGATCTGAACCGGGGGATATGGGTTCTAACTGTGGGTGTTTTGGCTCATACTCATCTGGGCCAACTTTAAGACCATTCCATTCCGTTATCATGTCAGCAAGACGATAACGAAACCCAGAACGGTCTGATATACCGTAAGCATATTTCCCAGATGCATATCTAGCCATTAGTTTACCCGAAGATAAGAAATACTAGGCTGTAACTTCAACGGTACTCTATCTTCGTCCTCATCCGCTGCACGTTGGAACTCTTCTTCATACACAGACTTCAAAAGCTGCACCCGCTCTGGTGCTCTTTTGATTGACAGATAATACGCTAAACCTGCGACCATACAGGGCAAGAACCGAAACGGTGCATCAGTTGTGTTGGCTAGGGTGTCAACGTCTTCTATGCGCTTCACATAGTAATACACAAGCGTATCGGTTGAGTTTTCTGGAGTAGACCACAAAGTAATCTGCGGAGCACTTTGTCTGTTGTAGTAATACTGACTTGGCTTACCCTGTGTTGTTTTGTTTGGTATGCCAAGATACTCACCACGAGACATCCGAGTAAGTTCTTGATCTACACCGCTGCGTCGTAGTGAAACCTCAAGAAGATCTGTGTGATTAGCATCAAGCGTATAAGTAGCGGTGCCCTGTGTCAGAGCTTGCGTTGCCTGCTTCACCGTCCACAAGTTAAGGCCACGATTGGCCCAGTCAGCAAACATCAGGTTCATAGAACGACGTGCTGTCTTGGCATCGTATCCGGTGCGAACCTCAAGTCCACACCGCTCATACGCCTCTTCAATTATCTCGGCTACGTCGAGGTCGAAGTCTGTTGAACCTGAAGTTGCCATTTACTTCTTCTTTCTCATGGCCTTTCCTTTTTTAGCCATGACAGGTTTTTTCATCATCATGCTGCCGCCGCCACGCATCATCTTCTTTTTAGCTGCACCACCACGCATCATTCTCATGGGCTTCTTTTTTCCACGCATCATTCCTGGCATCGTATAATCTCCTTGCCGAACGCTCGGCTATTAGGTTGTCAAAGTCATCATCATCATAGTTGTCATAGTAACCTTTTTTCAGCAGCTTTGCACTTGCATCATCAAGTTTTGACAACCGTTGTATAAACACCATAGTTATGTCGTGTTGAAACGACAACAGCCAGATGTTCATCCCTTTTTGCGCGAACCATTTGTTTAGTGCCATGCATGAGATTTCAAGGTCTTCATACTCACAAAATGGTTCTTGCTGTGCCACAATGACAACCTGATGGTCGTCATTAAAACTATCAACCTCTTCGTTTACAACGTCCCAGAAGTCATCTTCTGTTTCGATTACCTTTACTTGGCTCTCAAACCAAGCTTTCTTTGCGTATGGACAGGGCCAGATATTATTCAAGTCTGGATCAGGAACACTAAGTTCCTCAACAATCCACTGTTCAAGCTCTTTCTTTACGTCCATTTCTTTTCGGCATTTGCATCGCGCCAGCCATTTCCTTGCGCGGTGAACAAGCCGCTCCTCCATGTTTGAACCCAGGCACACCACGGCCTTTCAAAATGTCTTTCTTTGTGACCTTGCCATCACCTGTTAAATCAGGAAATTTTTTTGCCATTACTTCTTCTTCCTTCTAAGTGACTTAACGCGACGTGGCTTACCAGCAGGCTGACCCAATCGCTTCTTCTGTGCTATTCTACTACGTTTTTCTGTAGCCGTCATCTCTTTGGATGTTTTGGGTGTCTTGCTAGAAATCCTCTTAGTGGGGCGACAATATGGAGTACCCCGTTTTTCACCTTTGCGTCTGCCACACGCTTTCCCCGTGCGCTGGTCCTTCCAGTCTTCTTTGAACCACCGTTTGAGAGCAAGACCAGCTTTTGTTTTTCTAACAGCCATATTCTTCCCATCAGCCTCTAATACTTACAACTATAAATATTCCCAATCCAACCAACATAGCAATTATAACCGACACTAACGTCCATTCCATAACTGCTTCTATCAAACGCTCCCGTTTTCTTTTCTTTGCCTGTCGTTCTTTTCGTAAATCACCTTGTACTTTTAACACATCTCTCCAAGCATTAAACCCATAATTGGCAACCAAGAAATTACGAAGCTCTGCTTCCATCTTTTCTGCCTTCTTTTTTGCGGCGTAGGTGTGTAAAGCTTCCTCTTCTACACTACCAAACCTCCTACCCTTTGCCTTCTCATGCCCCTCTTTAATTTGGCCTATGGCACCCATAAGTTTACCAATGTCTTTTGACATTGATGTCACTTCTTTGCCGAGGGCGAATCCTTTTTTAATCGCCTGATATGAAGTTGTGGCGGTGGCGATTAATGTAACAGGATCCATCTATGACTGCGTTACCGCCCCCTTTGTTCTTTTGCGTCTACCCTTCATTATAGCACCACATCCACGCGCCACTGCTGTCCCTTTGACGGCTTTCCCTCTGAAGGCGCGCTTGGGCTTCTGGTCGTGTATGCCACCATCGGCTTTCTTTGTTGACTTGCCATAATTGGCAGCACCGACTTTTCTGCACTTGGCGATGGCCCCGCTTGCGTACGCCGACGGGAAAACCCTATATCTTGCCTTAACCTTGTGATAGCATGCATCTTTCTTACTCATTTCTTTTTCTTCCTACCTGCACAATGTGCTCTTTCGCTAAACCCACGCGGACGCTTACAGTTTATTTTTGCCTTGCGTTTCTTACTCCACTTGCGTTTTTGCGGTGGTTTGGATATTTGGCTTGCGAGTGACCCACGCGAGATTGCCATCATTGACCCTTTCTTGTAAGTAATAGTCCCAAAGTTCAGCCAGCACTTTATGGTTCTGGTCTACTTTAACAGCTATAACAGCAGTCTCAGTCTTCAAGTCAACCACAGTAAAAGCTATCCAGCCAATAAAGCCGAGCGTTGCGCCACCAATAAAACTGTTCACGTTTAACACTTCCATCTCCGCCTCGCTTGCCTCAATCTGCTATTCGGATCTTTGGCTGCTTTTGGAAACTTTTTCATTTGACCAGCACTTCTAGCGCAGAAAGACTTACGTCTTTTAGCGTCCTTGCTACCCTTTTTGACTTTACCTGTTACGGCTGTCTTTAACTTAGAACCAGGATTGGCGCGACGGTACGCTGCCACGCCAGCCTTGGTCATGCCTGCACCTGCTTTCGTTGGACGAAAGTTTTTCTTATTACGGGGCGGCATCTTACTTTTTTTACGAGTCATAGGACTACCCAAAGAAAGCAGTTATCGCGTCTACGTTTGTCAATGTAACATGGCACCCGTCATCAAATATTATTCCGTGATCAGGAATAGTAATCTGAGTGTCGTCACCCGCTACAAATGTCATGGTTAAAAGCGTTGTGCCACCAGAACCACCAGTTTTGAAAACTGCCGCAGGAGACCCACTCCCAGCAGAACGA